AGTCCACCCTAAATGCTAAATTTCTTAAATCCACCTAATCACCCCCTGACGGGTTAAATGTATCTATTCACCCTCAAACGGGCTAAATATATCTATTGCTTTGTTGCATTCTAGTAATTCTTCTTCGTGCATATTCAAAGCCTCTGTATAACTTAAAACGCCTAATACAATAGGTCTCCAAAAGTACCATTGTTTCTTTACTTTTTGCTTTAAATATGCACTATTTACTTCCCCTTTTCTATATACTGATATTTAAGTGCTTCTCCTACTAATTCTTCTACGGTCGCCACATCTTCAAAATCATCTAGTGTTTTCTTGGGATGTACTACAAAGTGTTCTAACACCATGTCAAACATTTTTACATTGTCTACAACTCCATCTACTTGCCATTGGTCTCTTAATTCTAAGGCTTGTCTAACTGGTAATTTCTGCAGTGTATATTCTATACCATCAACAGTTACTTTTTTAACATTTTTTAAGTTCTTAATATCTTTTTTTTCTTCTGCCATTTTTCATTCCTCCTTAAATTTAAATATAAGACTAAGCACTTGTTAAAAAGTAAGTGCTTAGTCTTGTGTGTTGTTATCCGATTTTTGGAGAATACATCAAACTAATCTATAGTATAATCTGCTACAAAAAATTGCACTTCTTGGGATTCTACCTCTTTACCTATTGTTACAGTTGGTGCTTTGATAATTATTGCCTCTGTACCTCCTATATTTACTCCGTTTTCATTCATATCAATTATTGACAATGGAGCTACTGTATTAGCCCTTGCTTTATCTGCTAGTATCTTTATGAATGGAGAAGTATTCGCTAAGTGTAAAGTTACAGTACCAGTATTATCAGCATTTATTGCTATCGAAACCTCTCCTAATACACCTACATGAGGTGTAATATTATCCTCATTCTTTTCTGCTTCTATCATGCTATCATCTGCAAATCCAGTTATAACCATACCATCATATATAACCGTTACTTTTTTAGGGTCATATACAGTCGCCATACCTAAACCTCCTTTATAATACTAAATCAACTGTGATAGTACCATTGTGAATAGCTCCTGCTATAGTAGCAGTAGCTCTAATTCCGTCATACTCCCTATTCGCTATCTTGTTCTTAGGCATATCTTCTCTAGGAATATAACTTATTTCGTATACTCCTTTACCATCTTCTTCTAAGATAATTCCTTGATTTGTGGCCCTCTTTAATACTGAATCCACTACACCTACAAGCATAGCAATTCCTGTATTAGAATATGGTATCTTATCATTGTTAATTGCCATTAACATTACTTCTTCTTCTATTCTAAACTTAATAAAGAAACTGCCCATAGTTAAATCTATATAACTTCCATTAGTAGTTAACCCTTCTGTAGTTTGTAGCACGCCCATTTTTCTAACATAGCTAAATCCACCATTTTCATGTAGTGTATTTAATTCCGTTGCTGTTATGTTTGCAGCTTGAACGCCATTTATGGTCTTAAACTTAGCAGTTACCCCTCCTACCGGTGCAGTTGCTAAATAGCTTGCCAATCCCTCGGCCACATAAGCATCCACATCGTCATGGTACATAAATACAGTTTGGCTACTTTCTAGCTCTTCTACTAGTTCTAGGTCTTGAGAAGTTACAAAATACATTTTTTCTTGAGTATCTATCCAATTGGATAGTGCTTTTACTGTGTTATTGCTATTATCAGTGCAAACTAAAAAGAACCAATCTGAATCAGTTTCTATAAGGTTGTTTAAAAACGCTACCAATTCGTTTGGGTCTTCTGCAACTGTTCCAGCTATTGCAACTTGTTGCGGTGCTGGATTTTGACCAAATATTCTACTAGCTATTTTATAAACTTTACTATCTGGACTATAACCTTCTAATTCACTAATGTTGTTGTAAAGAGTATATGGAGCCTCTTTTTCGTGGTCTAGGATAAGGATTGTCCCAAACCCTCTTTCTGTGACCCCTGTAGTTCTAAGGTTGACATTTACTACAAAGTCTTTCTTCACTTTTTAACCCTCCTTAATATTTATATCCCATGTTTCTATAGTCTCAATTCTTCGCCTAATTGTATCCGTAGTCCTTAGTATTACATCAAACCCTGCTCTAGCCTCATAATCGTCAACTATTAATACTGTTCTATCTCCAAAGGCCTCTATATTGACTACTACTACATTTAAGTCCGATAAATCTTGATACCCCACATGCTTAAACCAACCCATAGCTTTTTTGGCTATTTCATAAGCTACCATTTGACTGTCTGGTTCACCTTTACAATAAACATTCAAGCTAATTGTCATTTGTACTTGCAACTCCAATGTTTCTTCTATATCATATTCAAATCTATCATCGGTACTAGGAACTAGATTTTGTGAAATATCGCCTTGATGATTAAACTGATTGTAGGGGACTATAAATTTGTAAGTCATATACGGATAAGCAGGTTTAGGCTGTATCTGGTCTTGTGGTACTATAGGCAACTCCATGTATTGATATAGCTTGTATATTATCTGATTCCTTAACTCTCGTAAATCCATCTAACCACCTGCTCTTTTCAGGAAATAAATACTTAAACCTTCGTCAAAGTCAGTATAGTCCTTCTTCTCCATTACTGTGTATATTTTTTCCTTATGTTTAACTTTTTCTCCCTTGTCTATTTCCTCATAGCAATACAGTTTTCTATCCTCTGTTGTGTATGCCCCACCTTCATCAAATTGCAAGTCCTCATTTGATAGAGGAACCACTGCCCCTTCTATCTCTATTTCTTCTTTTCCACCGGGAACCCATATTCCACCTTTGCTGTAATCGTGATACCCTTCTGTTTCTCTTAATATATATACCGGTTCTTTGCTATATTTATTTATCAGTCTTTTAAAATTAAACACTACTTTCTCACCACCTTATAGGTGATACTCTCCCTAAGTCTTCCAGTATCAATTAAAGGATTTGAACTGCCTTTACTTGCAATAGTAGCTGGATGTAGTGGTGGACTTGATAAATCTGTTAGATATTTCTGTATCATTCCTACTATCAATTCTCCTAAGGTTTCAAAAAATACTTTTACTGGTAGCTCTAATTTCAATACTTTTTCTAGCAACTTTTCACTTTCTCTAATGATTTTTTCTTTCTCTTCGTCATATCCCGCCCTTATAAAGCTTCTTTCAGGTATTTTTATTGTTCTTGTGCTAGGCTTTAAATGTATTCCTATACTGTGTAAATAACCTCTCATTTTATCTGTAACTTTAATTTTTACACCAAATTCGTGTACTGCAGCTATCATTACCATTTCTGAATCATCTTCCCCGAATACGCCTATCTCTAAGTGAGTGTTATACAGTTCGTCTAACATTTCTAAGAATTCGGGTACCTTAGTTTTATCGTGTACTTTCATAGTGATTTCAGCCTTTTGTATGGGGCAAGCCACTTTAATATAAACTTAGGTACGTCTCCATCATTAGCATAGGTTTGGCTCATATCGGACAGCTTCTCACTTGTTATATTAAAATCCATCGGGTCTATTTTTACTAACTTTTCTAGGGCCAGTTCTATACCACCCGGAAGATTATCTTTATCAAACTTATTGTTGCAATAATCTTCTATCCATTCTAAATAAGCTTGCCTAATTTCTTCTGCTGTCATGTTAATCACCTTTAATCATAAGGTTATATAGAATCTCCTTCTTGTCTCTTGGATTGTGTTCTATGCCCTTTTCCGTCAATATTTCTATAATTTCACCTTTTGTTATTTCTTTATAAGGTTTTATTTCTTCAATTTCTTCTATTGCATCAACTTCATCTGTTTTATCAATTTCTCTTTCTAGATAAGCTAATAAATGAGTATCAGGGTTATATATTTTAAATCCTCTGTGCTTATAAATTAAGTTGTAGGCCTTTTCAGTAGCTTCAATAACCTTGCCATCCTTAATTAATTTCATTTTATCCCTCCTAAAAAGAAAATAGGAAAGGGATTGCCCCCTTCCTACTTTGTTCCTACCGTAACCGCTACAGTTACTTTCTTATCAGGCATTACAAATACATACTTTTCATCTACTGTAATAGTTATTGCATCTGTGGCAGCTCCACCTTCCGGAGTAACCTTAACAGTTTTTACTTCCTTGCCCGCTTCTATATCAGATACATTTATAGTTACTGTTTGGCCTTTAAATGCCTTTCCGCTTGGTATAGTAGTTACTGTAGCATTTCCACCTGTAACATCTGCTATAGTGATATCTAATCTGCCACCATTATCAAGACCTAAAAGACCTGCGAAAGCATTTTCTTTTAATGTCATAAATCCTATATGCATAGTTGCCCTTAAAGCAAACATGTCTCTTTCAAATAGGTTGATAGGATTGCTATCTCCATCTACAACAGTAGTTAAGGTAGCATCTTCACTTATTGCATATTCTATTCCTTGTAATATTCCATATCTTGCATAGTCCCAATCCCCTGTAATCATTACTGCTTTTTTGTAATCCCATGACTTGCCATCTGCATATCCTACTGGTAATCCTAATACTCTTGCTGTTTGTCCTTCTCTCGCATCATTAAAGATTGGTAAATTATTATTGTCTACTGCTCCCCTCAAATCTTTTCTAAATCTTCTAGTAGTAATAAATCCGTTTGGCTCATTGTCTCCATCTTCAACTAATGCTAATAGATCGTTTAAATCTAAATAAAGATTATCTGCACTACCTTGTTGAATAGTATTTGACCTAGCTTGTATTCTTTCCCATACTGACATGCCAATAGCATAAGGTGAATTAGTTCCAAATAGTGCAGCTTGGTCAAACTTAGTATAGAAGGCCTCTGCTATGGCAGGTCCCATTTGTGCAAAGAAATCTTTGACAGTATAGTTCAAAAATTCCTTTGATACTGGGATTATAACCCCTAATTTCTTAGCCTCCATTCTAGCTTGCAACCAAGTGGCCTTAGATGTTTGTATTCTTTCTGCCTCATCTACCCAATAAGCTCCTGGTCCTTCTGCTAAGTAAGTGAATTCTTTTACTGGTTTGGTCATAGGTTCTGGTTTTGCTAATTGTGCCACTACGGAATTCTGTAAAAAGTCCTTTAATATCAGCGTACCTTCTTCGCTTGGAATTTGTCCTGTCTTAGCATTTTGCAATAATACATTACCTGGATTAAAAGTCATTATTCATACCTCCTATAATTTTCTAATACTTGCCTCACTGGCCAATTTCATAAAATCTACTGTCTCTTCACTCTCTAACTTTGTTTCCGATAATCTCGGTGATTTACCCTTTATTCTTTCATCTACTGCTTTTGATAACGCTTCTTGCCACTCTTTCTTAAACTTCTTTATATTTTCATTTGTAGTTTCCGCATCACCCTGTATAAGGAATTCAGCGAACCCTACAGGTAAACCTTCTTGTGCTAATACTTCAATAGTGTCTAAGTGCAACTCCTTCATTCTAATTGCTTTTTCTTTTTCTGCTAATTCTTGCTCTTTTTGTTTCAGTAACTCTTTTTCCCTTTCTTCCGCTGATAGCTTGGATAATCGTTCTGCTTCTTTTTTCTCCTTCTCCAGCTTTTCTCTAAATTCTTTTTCCCATTTGGCCCTAGCTGTTTTGAGAGCTTCTGTTACCCTTCTATCAGCTTCACTTTGAAGAAGTTTATCTACTTCTTCTTGGGTGTAAGTTTTGAGCTCTTGATTATCTTGCTTGTCGTTATCATTTAACTGTTCTACACCCTGATTATTTATATCTGTTGCATCCCCTGACTGTACTTCTAGCCCCTCTAAGTTGCTTACGCCCCTTAAAGTTGCAGTTTCATTCTTCATAATAATTCCTCCTTATTTTTTTATATAAAAACACCTTTAAGGTGCTTATTCTACATTAATACTAATAATACATCTGCAATTAATATCATGTTGTGGCTCTCCTATTAACCCTGGAGCTTTCCCTTTTGCTCCATCAGGTAATACAAAATCATCTTCATAGGGTATAGTCACACCATGCATTGAAGCGTGTTGACTTCTTACTCTTTCATCTATTGAGCTTAGCCATGTTTTAGTCATTTTTACACCATGTTTTACAATGCTATCTAAGGTATCAACTTTAGCCTGTGCATGCACCCTATGGCTTTCCGTTCTTACAATTGCGTTACATTTGCTTGTACTCACCTCCAATTCCTTTTTTAACCTCTTGGCCATAGTCCCATATGTGTCACCTTGAGTTAGTCCTTGTTTAATCTCCTTTTGTATGCTCCATATAACATCTTCTCTATGCTTTCCCATTCTTTCTGTCCATTTTAAACCTGCCATTTCTGTATTGACTGTCTTAGTGACATCTATATCCTTGACTATGCCTTTTAGTCTCCTTTTTGTAGCCCCTTCTACTATGTCTATAGTGTTATTGTATGTTTCTGTGGTAATTCCTCTCAAATGTCCTCTAATTAGCTTTGTGTTATCTTTGTAAAGTCCTTTTATCATCTTCTCTACTTCTTTATCTAGTTTTTGCAGCCTATTATATTTAACCATTTCATCATAAGTTAATTGGCCATTTATTTCGTATAATTCATATAATCTGGCCAGTCTTTTTCTCAATTCGTCCAATACCTTCTTATGATTTTTAGCTATTGTGTTTTCTCTCATTCTAGACATTTTCTCTATATACTGTTGTAGTTTAAGGAATTCTTTATCTAGTTTCATTTCCAACTACCTCTTTTTCTTCTTCATCTTCTAGTATATCTAAATCAATATACATTTTCTTTTCTTCCTCAATCTTTGCCAATTCCATTTCTACATCATCAACGCCAGGTACTTTTGATAATGCAGTTGATAGACTTGTTATCCCCATCATCTGTATAGCCATTTCTACAGCCTCTTTTTCGTTTATAGGTTTATTCACTTTAAACTGAATGTCTATATCTCTATAGTCATATGCTTTATTAGTTTTCCATTGTAAATAGCTACAAATCAACTCTAGCCTTCTTTGCAATGCTCTTTTAAACTTTCTTTGTTTAGCTGCAATAACTTGATCCAGAGCTAATAACTTGTACTTCATACTCTCCCCTGAAGTGTTTCCCATAAATCTTTCATCTAGTATATCCGGTATCTTTGCAAACTTGTGTATATCGTCATTTAACCGTTTCTTATAGTTTTCTATGGCCGCATCATTAATGTTTTTAATTAACCATTCCGCCTGCCCTTGTTCGTCTAGCAGTAACACTTTATCCTCTTTAAGTTTCTGTATATCTTCTTTCTCTGTGCCGCTTAAATTAACTAAACATAAAAAAGCGTCCGTAAACTCTTCAAAGTCATTTGCTGTATCTGATTGAGCTTTATCATAAGCATCAATTAGGGATATTACTCTTTCAAAATCTCCTATGCCTTCATCGTTGTTTAGAAATTCTATTATCGGGACTTGTCCAAAGTAATGCCCTTGCTCTTCTATTAAAACTAAACCATTTTCTCCCTCTACATATGTTAAAATACTGTCTTTTGTATACACTGTAGCAGTTAATGGAGTATCAGCTACACCATCTATACTAGCTCCCCAATTAACAACTATTGCAAAGTTTGGCTCTGGGTTTATCTTTGTGTCATATACTATTATAACATGGTCTGCATCTAATTCATTAAACCTAATTTGGCTATCTTCGTCTATATAAACTAATTCATATGCTCTACCCTTAATTCCACACATTTTGGCCAGTTCTGAATTTTCGTCTTGTTCATCGTTGTAATTGAATATATCTTGTATTTCTTCCATCATTTCTTTATTTCTACTTGTATATGTTATTGGCTTTCCTACAAAATACCCTTGCATTAAATCTACAATATATGAAGGATAGCCACTTACTAGCCTATTGTTTGGTTTAGTTCTATCTCCTTTGGTTCTGTTTAAGATACGATTATACCCCTCATAATAATCTTGTAACATTCGGTACCTTGGCAAATTCTTTTGTTCGTGATACTCTATTAACTTCTTGATTAGTTCTGGCGTTGACTCTCTGTCTAAATGTATTGTTTCAGTTCGTTTATAAACTTTATCTTTACTCAACACTTTATCACCTTCTTTATAAACCTAAATCATGCTTATTTATGGTTTTTAGTCGTCTATTGTTAAACAGAATAGTGTTAACAAAATACCTATCTGCATCCATATGGTGGTCGTTTTTCTCTAGTGGCTTATCTATTCCTCTTTCCGCTGCCTTTTCATCCCAAACATAAGAGTTGAATTCTTTAAAGGTTTCAATGCAACAGTCATTATATAAAATCATCCCTTCATTCAAAGCTGTTGCTACATTTCTAATACCGTCTATTACTTCGTTGTCGGCTTGTCTTACTCTTAAACCTCGTTTCCTTAGTTCTGCTATAAAAGATGTAGCACTCGGGTCCACTATAATAGCCTTTATTGGTAAATTTCCTATGAATTTTTCTAAGTCATCTGCATACTCTGTATCAGTTTTTTGCCTTGTTTCTTCTCTGCCTGAATAATGATATTCTTTAATCTTGTACCATTTACCATTAAAAAATCCCCACAATCCAAAGACTGTCGGGTTTTGTATGCCATAGTCTATAGACACATAATATTGAGTGTATGGTCTATCTTCTGTCTTTACTATGTGTTTATCCTTATTAAACATATCATAGATGATTCCCTCTGCCATTACCCATAAACCTAATATATACCTTTGGAAAAACACTCCACTAAACATTCGCCTATATCGTTCTTTTACTCTTTCCGATAGGCTTAAGTTATCCTCCATGGTAAAGTGGAGGTAATAAATCAACTTTTCTTTTGCTTTGTCTATAAATTCAGTTTTAATATAGTGATATGGCCCTTCTGGGTTACAGTTCATAAATATTTTTGCACCATCAACAGAGCAACGACCTATCATCTGATCTACAAATGATTGAGGAAATAAAGCAACTTCATCTGCTAATGCTCCAGCTGCAGTAAGCCCTTGCAATACATCTTGACTTGCCTCATTGTTTGCACCAAACAAATAATAAGTATTGTTACCTATTACGATATAGTTTTCAGACCTATTGTATGAGTATTTCCAATCCCAAGCGTCTAGTATTTGTCGCATAGGTTTTATAACATTTCTTTTTAATGCCCCTATGGATTTTCCTGCTATAATAAAATCTTCTCCATTAAAACAGGATTGACTCCATCTTAAAAAGCTACATATCATAGCTATTGTTTTACCACTTCTAATAGAACCATCGGCCATTACTATGTCATAATCTTTGTATTTACTCCCTTCTTCCCACCAATAAAGCAGTTTCTTTTGTTGTTTTGAAAATGGCTTAAACTTAAACGCTTGAGAGTTTCTTTTTTTAACTCTCCTCATACTTGTCATCCTCAAATAATTCTTCTAATTCACTCGTCGATGGCCTGGTGGCGTTAATGAATTCTTTTATTCCTTCGTTGTCGTTACTGGTAATACCCATGTCCAGTTCTAACTTGTGTTTTAAGTCAATTAATTTGGCTTTCTGAGCTTGTACTCTGGTTAAAGCTTCTTCTATAGCTTGGATTTGACCTAGAGTCCCTTGACTTTCTTCTAAGCTTGTAACCTTGCCTCTTTCTACTCCCTCTTTACGTGATATTACAGTAAAGTCTTTTTCTTTTAGTTTTTGTATTCTCTTCATCATTCTTCTTTCCCTGATTTCAGTTAGTTTGATTTCGTTTTCTAATTGTTTTATTTTGTCTAGGTTTATTTGATAGAATAATTCTTTTTCTTCTTCCTCTAGTGTATCAAACCATATTGTTTCATACTCTCCTGTTTTGACAGCGTTTTTATTCCCTCGTTGGTCTTTTGGACCTGTTGAACACCCTCCATGTAATTTGCACCTACCTGTTCCAGGGCGATTCGTTCCCCATCCGGCTGGCCTAAGACATGGAGTGCCTCTTCTTGTTTTTGCTCCACATATGCTGTAGTTTTTATCATGAACTTGGTTTTTCATCTCACCACCTACTTTACGCATCTAGGAAACATACAAAAATACTTATTTCCTAGTCTTTTCCCCCATACACAATTTTTACACTTGTGTTTCTTTTTCATTTTCTGCACCCTTTGTTATATCAACGCTTTTGTCTCTCTTTCCGTGCCATTTAGGATTATTTTTGGATATTTTGTACTAGTTGGATGGTAACCATAATTTTCAGCGTATCCTCCAAAGTTAAGAAAGGAGTTGGTGTTTATGAAAAGTTGTTCTATCTGCGTTGCCTTTTCATTCCTGTAATCTACTCTAAAAA